CCAGCAGCGTTTGTTGCGCCGTCGGAGGTGACGACAAGCGTGGCTTTGTTGCTGAGAATCCGCATCGACGGTGTAGTCGCCGATGTGATTCCGGTTGAACCAACAGTGAAAAGTCCGGTGTCAGGACTTCCCCCCACGCCCAGCCCCGTGGAGTTCAGGGTCATGGCGGTGCCAGCGACTCCGCCGACGTTCGACCAAGTGCAGACACCATCGTTCGCAATCTGGAAACGATTGGCTGGAGAAGACAGGCCGGTGAAGACCTGCACGTTTCCTGAGTTGTCGGTCCTCAGCGATGCGTAATTGGTGGCGGAACCGTAATACAGAAAAAGCTGCTGGTTAAGCGACATTCGAATATCGCCACCAATGACATCAAGAGCGTTTGCAGGGGTAGCCGTTCCAATGCCAACACCAGTACTGGTGACAGCCAGCTTATTAGCCCGCACCGTCAGATCGCCGGTGATGGTGGCGGTGCCTGGAACGACGATGTTGTTGCCGCTCGGGCCGACCGCCGTGTACAGCTCCGTAAAGTTCAGATTGCAGTAATCGAACGCTGTACGAAGCGGTGTTCCCGTTCCGTCGTTCGGAGCTGTTCCGATATTGATCGTTTGCTTTGCCATGTGAAGTATTGAAGGGTTTTACCGTAGATTAAAATTGAGTCTCGTCCGCCGTTATCGATGTCACATCAGCCGTAACAACGGTCAAATCCGCCGTCAACGCAAACGCAACAGGCGCACCAGTCACATCGTAAATTCGATTCAGAAGCGCAATTTCAAGCATCTCTATCTCCCACGGAGAACGACATCCGCTCGCCGAAACCTCGGAGATAAGCTCAGCAGCTTCCGTACAGGTGATGGATGATGCGTCGGCCATATCTTTAGGTTGCGATGATGAACCAAGCCGTTCCGTTGCTGATAAATTGAGCCTTGGCCCACTGCGTCGTCAAAGCAAGAGTCGCCGCTCCGTCAATCGTCTCAGCGCCAAACGGGTCAATAGTCACGTTGTTCGCCCCCGCATTCACCCGCTTCACGAAGAATATCCGCCCATTAGCCGTCGCCGCCGGGGGAAGCGAAACCGTAATCGCACCCGATGTTGAATTGGCGAGAATCGCGAAATCACTCGAAACGATTGCCGTGGTTGCCGTGACAGATCGAACAGTTCCAAATCCCGCAGCATTTGCCGCCGCCGTTCCAGCGCCATCAGCAATACGATTGAGAAGTGCCAACTTAGCCATCTCACGCTCCCACGGTGCGCGACATCCAAGTGGGCTAACCTCACTCAGTAGCGTTGCCGTTTCTGCACAAGTAATGTCAGCCATACGCTTTTAGAATTTAAGCCATCGGACCAGAACCACGGCGCATCACCTCAGCGATGAAGCCTTCGCCGCCGCCGCCACCAGCAACTTCCTCTTCCTCCTCGTACTCCTCCTCCTCACCACGCTCGGCCATCTTCTTGCCCTTCGACTTCTTCTCGTAGCCTGGGATGACCATGCCATCAATCTCGATAACCTCAGCCTTGCCGCCCTTGCCAAGAACGATAGTCGCCATCGTCTGAAACGCCTCGCCTTCCTTCAAATTCTCGGGAATCTCAACGCCTTCTGGGATGGTAAAACTCGGCATACGGGCAGCATCACTTCGTGGCCTACTGTGTCAATAAAAAACCCCTCGCCAAGCCTTTCGAGCCGATGAGGGGTTGCCGCGTGTAGCGGCATTAGACACACAACCTATGAATCAACCCGACGGCAAAGATAGCCAAAAACAAAAAACCCGCAAGCCTTTCGACCTGCGGATCTTTCGTATGAACCTCTGATCGATTACGAGCAGATGATCTGGGTCAAAGCGCCAGTGCAACGACGGAAGATGATCGTCATGCCCTGGTTAGTGAAAACAGGCTCCGAGGCATGAACGAACTCAGCGTAATGCTGACCCTTCTTCTCCAGCGGATCGGCGCAATCCACATCGAGCTTGTAGGCACCCGTCACCCACTGCCACTCGCCCATGTAGTTGGTCGGCATCCAGCTCAAATCACCAACGCGGTTCACAGGACGCACGATGTGCGACTTGAAGACGTACGGGGTGACAATGAACGCAGCCTCGAACGGAGCAGTCACCCAGCTCGGGTTGACGCTGAACACAGTACCCTTGGTGCCGCTCGCGCTAGTGAACGGCTGAACCAGCGTGTACTTGCCGCCAGCATAGGTAAACCGGGGCGGGAACAGATTCGGCACATGCCGGAAGTTCTTGATGACCCGATTCGCGCCAATGCGCTTGAGCAACTCAGCGCCGCTGCCACTGCCCATATCAGCCTGACGCAGATCCTCGCGGAACGCCGGGTTGTTCTGAGCGATACGCTGCGAAGCCTCCAAGCCGATGTACAAAGGGAAGATCGGGCCGTCGCTGGAATAGCTGATAAAGCCAGAGCTATCAGGATTCGTCGCACCATTGCGGATCAACGTGGCAGCCGCGACATCGAGCATCTCCTGAGTCAGCTCAGAAGTGGACTGATTGAGCGCCTGACCAGCCGATCCGGTCTGAATCCAGGGGAACTCATTCACGCCGGACGGAATCGTCTCAACCTGAGTGAAGGACGAGTCGGCCACTGCCTTGATAGCGAACTTGGCGAAGGTGTTCTGATAGCGGGTTTCCCATGAACGCTGTGCGCGGATCGAGAGCTTCTCCAAGTACACCCGCAGAAACGCCTCGACGCGATGGTCGAAGGTCAGATCGTCCTTACACAAGAGAGGACCTTTCAGAGCGAAACGCTCAGGACTCCAAGTAACGGCATTATAGCCGACCGGAACGTCATTGTAGGTGACATCGCAAGCGCCACCGTTTTCGCCACTGGCGAGCGTGATGGCCGACCACTCCTCAGCCGCAGTCGGCTCGATGGAAGTGGTGGTGAACGAGGTCTGGGTCAAACCAGTACCCTGAGGATACTCGCCGCGCTCAATCATGTTGAGCCACATCGAGCGGTACGAGGCGCGTTTGTAAACGTCCTGCGCGAGCGACTCAGTCGCAACGGCGAACGCATTAAAGACATTAGGACAAGCCATGAGATGAAAAAGTAAACCGACGTTATGGTTGGCCAACTATCCACCACACAGTGGATGATTATCCAACCTATTACCACATGCGGAGCGTCACTTCCACTTAGACAGTTTTGCGATGGCTGACCAAGCCCCCGCATTGCTTAAGGTCGATAAGCCGACTCACGCACAGAAATAGCCAATCTGTCAATCAGAATGTGGCATCCGTAGGGTTGGCAATAAGCTCATTCTGTGTGGCAACGTAAGAGCGATAACCCTTGATCGTCTGAATCCTATTCGGCGCGATGATCGTCTCTCGCGCTATCATTCCACGGTAAGTGTACGGTCCTGGGAAAGATCCAGTCATCAGAGCGTAGAAATCAACAGCATCAGTCTTCACGCTGTTTTTGCGAGCGTCCACCAATAGCTTTCCAGACTCGTACTTGGTTGTTTTGACATCGATGCGATAACCGGGAGCAGGATGAATCGTCGCGTCGTGGAACGGGTGCGGGGGCGGTCGGTCGGTGTCCAAATCAGGATACACATTGAACAAGCGACAGAAAGCAATCTCGCCAGCAATACCCTCAAGATCAACAGCATGCGGCGAATCCGAGCTGATCTTTAGGTTGGTGATATTGAAATAGCGATTATTACCGTTTCGATGACGAGCAACAAAATGCGACAACTTCTTTTCGCAGTAGGTTAAAGTAATACTTTGACCGATTTGAATTTTGTTTATCATGGTCAAAAAGGTGGAAAATTTTTGAGGGGGGTATCGTAAACGAAGCCCACCCCCAAAAGGGGGTCTACCCCTAGGCGTCCACCCTCTTTGCTATCCCCAAGAAAACAATCCTTTTCTGCCATAAGCAAAACTAATGCTGACTATCAGTCCGACTGCCATGCACATTACCTGTTATGTTTACTTGTCGGACGGTTCACTTGTGACTTGAATCTCAGCCGCTCGGTCGGGCATTTGACCGAGCAAGTTAATCGATACCGACGCCTGTTCACCTTGCTCAGACCAGCCAAACACCAACGCAGAGCGTTTCGCCACGCTGCCAAGGATAGTCTCACGGACCGATTCATCACGAATGCCGTCCAAGTCATAGCTGTCGATCCGTTCGAGCGTTGACACTGCATCTGCTGCCAGTTTCGAACGGACTAGAGCGGAGAGGCTTTCTAAGCTCTTTTCTGTCTTTACAGAAATTTCTGTAAGAGAAATAGATTTCGCCTCCCGTCTCAATTTTGTTAGTCCTTCTCTTTCAGCGCGCTTCTGTAAAGTCGCTTTCTTCGCACCCAGTTTGTCCGCAATGGTTCCCCAGTCGCTTCCTGTCAGGTACAGGCCGCGCGCCGTTTTCCACTGGTCATCTGTCAATTTCATCTGTCGGGAGCGTACAGACGGCCTGACGGGCCGACAAGCGCGCTGACGACAGGCTGAAGACAAGCGCATTTTCCCCAGCAAATCCGCCCCTTTCGCCCCGTTCTCAAAATATTTCAAGAAAAGTTTTGACTCTTTCATCATCCCACCCTAGTCTGTCCCCAGATGAAACGCTCAACCCTTAACCGCATCGCCATTGCCCTAGCAATCGTCGCTTTGGTCATTGCTCAAGGACTGCTTGAATCATCCCTCGGTTTCACACCCAACCATTGAACCTATAAAAGCAAATGAAGATTCGCCACCCCCATTACGTTGCCATTCGGAATTCAATTCTGCCGCTCGCTCCCCGCATTGCCGCACATCGTGAATTTGTTAAGTCCGAAGGCAAAGCAAAGGACATCGAGAAGAGAGTTCGATGGGACGCATTCCGTCATGCTGGCTATGCTGGCATTTTGTCAGAACTCTACGAATACCTCGACGATGCCCACATCGACACAGCCTTGCGTTCAATTATGCGTGAAGTAGAAAAATAAATTAAACCGATCAGACCATGAAACCCTCAACCCGCAAACACCTATTCATCGCCCTAGCAATCATCGCCCTGGCTATTGCCCAAGGACTCCTAGAGTCGTCACTCGGCTTCACACCCAATCACTAACAAATCCCATGACAAAATCCGAAGAAATCCGAATCCTCACCGCCGCCGCCGATAGTCTCGGTTCTGACAGCTATTCCGGGGCATGGCTCCGAGAGCAAATCCCATTCATCGAATCCGACATCCGATCGGACTTCGCGCCGGGAGTTCTAGCCTCCGCCTCAATCCAAGATTGCGCGCGCCGTTGCTCAGAAATGCGCGCCGATGCCATGCGTGAACGTGAAGCAATCCTTTCCGATGCGCGCAAGGAGGCCGATCAAATCCGCGCGCAAGCGGTGCGATTCAACGATCAAATCCGCTTAGAACTTAGCCGGTCAATCCAAGCAATCCTGAACCGATTTTGACTCCCCGCGAGACGCTATCGGAAACGGTAGCCTCCGGCGGGCAATCAAACCCGAATCCAAACCAAAAAACCATGCAAGCAATCCATTCAAAGTATTTACCCGCCACCAACACACGTGGCTCACGCATCAAAGCAACGTGCGAGCGTGGCTCCATCACCATCCCGTATCCTTACGAACTATCCGGTGACGAAGTTCACCGGCAGGCAGTTCGCCAGCTGGTGGCCAAGTTTTGCGCTGAAGATTTGAAGTCCTACGGGACACCGATTGAATCGAATCCTTGGAACCGCTGGAACCGCTCTTTCGTGACAGGTTGCCTTCCCGACGGATCTTTCGCTCACGTCTTCACCGTGTAACCCATTCCCCGCGCATTCAATGAATAAATCATCCTTCCTCTCTGAGTACCGCAAATTCGTTTCCGCGCTCCCGTGGGCATCC